CCTTATTCGATGTCCATATGCACGTAGCTGCCGTCGATGGCGTAGGCGTACCGGATCTCGGGCTGCTTCTGCACGTAGGCCAGCACCTCGGCGGACGTCTTGCCCTTGATGCGGAAGTCCATGGCCTTGCCCAGCCGGTGCCGACTGTGGGCCACGCCGCCCACGTTGGCGTTGTGCTTCTCACATCTCAGGCCGCTGGAGACGGTGGCGGACGCGTCGAAGTGGTTCCGCACGCGATCAGCCACGCGGATCAGCTTCATCTGCATCTCGGCAGGATAGCCGTCGCAGTACTTGCCGCCGCACTTGCATTTGAACTCTGCCTTCCGGAAGTGTTCGACATCGTCCCAGGTGTCCGCTGCTGCGGTCTTACCGGATCCGATCACGGCCAGGATCTTCGCCTGGGTGGCGGGGCCGAAGCGGCCGTCCACCTCCAGGTCGAAGGCCGCCTGGAAGGCCTCGGTGGCCTCCCTGGATTTAGGGCCGAAGCTGCCGTCGATCTCCCCTTCGTAATATCCCAGGTAAAACAATAGACACTGCTTTTGCTTGTTTGTCATGGTGTTCTCCTCCTTAAAGGTGAAACATTAAAAGCTCCGCCCTGCTGGATCCCGCCTTAATGCTTGTAGCACTGATGCTTCACAGGGAAGCCTTCCTCGGAGACGATGATCGCGCTGTGCACGGGCACATTGTTGATGGCGGCAGAGGCCAGGATAGTGTAGAACTTACTCTCAGCCTCGGCCAGGGTGTTGTGAGCGGTCACGATGTTGGAGACCTTGCCCTCGGTGTTCTTCTGCAGCTCGATTACGATGTACATATTATTCTCCTTTCGTCAAGTCGTGGAGCTGTTCCTCCACGGTGGTGACAATAGCGTTCTGGCCGGCGATGATGGGCTCACCGGCGGGGATGTTCTCGGTCGTCTTGTACAGCACGCCGTCGAGGGTGACGTACTCGCCGGCCTCGATGTTATGGGGTGCGGCTGGGTGATCACGCCGGACGTCGTCCTCGATGGTGTACTCTCCCTTATAGGCTTCACGTTTGGCAATTTCTTCGTTTGCTTCGCTCCATGGCATCGTTGTTTCGGTGATCACGTCCGCCCATTCGGGATCGTATGCCGTGCCATGGTTGCAGCGGGTGCACAGTTTAAGTCGAATAATCTTCATACTTCATCCCCCTTAGCTCTGCTTGATATGGTAGCTGGTGGTTACGCAGAACCAGCCGTCCGACGCTATATTGCCGGAGCCGTATTTCACTGTTACGGAGCCATTAGCTCCGATCGTCAAAACAGCTTCACACATGACGTAGCTGGGGTTGTGATAGATGCAAAGCATGGCCAGGTCCCTGCTCGGTCTGTACCCTTCGGGGATGGTGACAGCGCCAATGATGGCGTACCCAGTAGGCACGGAGACATAGACAATATTATTGATTTTTCTCAATACCACGCCACCGACTGCGGTGCTCACCTCAGCCACCGCAGCCTCTGGGGCAGCTCCCACCTGCTCGGCGGTCACGTCGTGCGGGTTGTTCTTATCCGTGGCATGGCTGGCCGGGGTAGCCCCCACCTGCTCGGCGGTCACGTCGTGCGGGTTGTTCTTATCCGTAGCGTGGCTGGCAGGGGCAGCTCCCACCTGCTCGGCGGTCACACCGTGGGGGTTGTTCGTATCCGTAGCATGGCTGGCGGGTGCTGCGCCCACCTGGTCGACTGTAGGCATCCAGGTGTCGGGTCTTGCCTTCACATCCGAAGCCGTGGGCATCCAGTCGGCGGGTCTGGCGCCGACCTGCTCAGCGGTAGGCGTCCAGGTGTCGGGTCTTGCCTTCACATCCGAAGCCGTGGGCATCCAGTCTGCAGGTCTGGCGCCGACCTGCTCAGCCGTGGGCATCCAGTCAGCGGGTCTGGCTCCGACTTCCGCGGCGGTAGGCATCCAGTCAGCGGGTCTGGCACCGACCTGCTCAGCGGTCACGCCGTGCGGGTTATCCGTGCGGGCAGGATGGTCGGCGCCCGGCCCGGCCAGCTGGTTGACGACTTCCAGGATCTGGTTGTAGATGTCCGGGTCAGGCTCGTCATACTCCACGCCGGTGCCGCAGAGGATGGACCGGTCGCAGGGGATCCGCGCCGGTGTGGTCGTGTGCAGGTCGCCAGCGTACACGCCGACCGCGACCTCTCGGATGTCGGACAGGACAGGCACGGCGACGGAGCTGCCGGCGAAGACCACGTCCTGGTATTTCACCGCGCCGTCATGGTGGAAAACGAAGCGGGCCGTCTTTACTGCGGCAGCGTCCCAGTCTGCGTCGAAGGCGAACTCGATGGTATAGTCGCTATTGCCGCAGACAATGACAGGCGCGCCGATCACGGTGGGATGTTTGTCCACGATGTTGATTTTAATATTCAAGGGCTTTTACCTCCTATCTTATTTTCAAATGACGCACCGGACAGAATACTCGCAAGGGATCCGGACGGGCGTGGTCGCGCGTAGGTTTCCGCCGAACACGCCGACCAGGACCTCCCGGATGCCAGTCAGGACCGGCACCGCGACGGAGCTGCCGGTGAAGCTCACGTCGGTGTACTGCAGCCCGGTGGGAGTTGTCCAGGCGAAGCGGGCCGTCTTTTCGGGTAGGTCGTCCCACTCTGCGTCGAAGGTGAACTCGATGGTATAGTCAGTATTGCCGCACACGAGGACGGGCTCGCCCACCAGGCGGGCCCGCTTCGCGGCGACGTCGATTTTAATGATCACGCCGTTCTCCTCCTCATGCCTTTACTTCCACCGGCCAGTCACGCGCATGGCGATCTTGCCGCTCGAGATCGTGGTACTGGTCGGTCGGATCAAATAATAATTGGCCGGCTTAGTGGTCGTCGTTAGGGTTGTCGCCCACAAGACCGCACCGTAGCCGTCGGACTCGTAAGTCGCCAGGAGGTTCTGGTCGTATACGGTGAACGGAAACGCCTCCGGCTGGATCACGTCGGTGCGGTACCAGCTGCCCAGCGCTGTGGTGCAGGCCATACCGAAAAGCCAGTGGGAGCCAGACAACTCCGCTCGGCCGTCGGACCACTTGACGTACGTCCAGAGGCCAGACGTGCCCGACTCGACGACCGTCGGGGCCTCGGACCAGTCGGTCCATGCGCCGCTAAAATAACGGCGCACCCAGAACGAGCCGTCCTGGTTGTAGGGTAGCGCGAGCTGTGTCCGGTTCGCGTTCTCCGACTTAGTGGAATAGAACAGCGTCATCACATACCAGAAGGCGGTGGTCGGCGTGTTCTTGTTCGTCAGGACCAGATGCTCCAGGGTCACGTCCGGGTCGATGGCACCGTCGCCGCTGCCAGAGTATTGCGCCAGGCCGTTGCCGATCACGGTGTCGAACTTGTCGTACATGGTGCGAGCGAACTCGGTGGCACCGGATCGCTGGGAGACCTTGCCGATGCCCAGGCCCTTTCCGTCGCTGGAAATGTCCAGGACGACGTCGGCCGTCGGCAGCGTGACCGCGTAGGTCGTCGTCGCGCCGAACCAGTCCGTCACCGTCATGCGGACGTCGTACTGGTAGTCGATGGAGAAGGTCGGGCCGTCGTAGAAGAAACGGATGCCGGAGCCCTCCAGATCTCGACCGGTCGCCAGGGTGGTCCAGGTGCTGCCGGCCTCGGTCTTGTACTCGATGACCATGTTCGCCGTGTTCTTCCCACCGCAGGACGCGACGCTGTACGCGTAGGAGACGCTCAGGTAGGTGCCGTCGTCCTTGGCGTAGCTGTTAGCGTCACAGCGGAAGGCCTTGAACTCCGACGTCGAAGGCAGCGTGTAGGGCAGGATCGTGACCTTGATGGTCTTGCTGGCCGTCCGGCCGCGGGAGTCCGTGACCGTGGCGACCAGGTCGTACGTGCCGACCAGGAAAAGCGTGTCAGTCGTGAACGTCGCGCCCTCGTAGCTCGTGCCGACCAGGGTGGTCTTGTAGCTGCTGATCGTGCTGCCCTTCGCGCCGGCTGCGGTGACCTTCACGTTCAGCGCCGACTTGCTCTGGATGAACGCGCCGAACTGTGCAGCCAGCCCCGGCACGGCCTCCGTCGCGGTGAGCGCGGAGATCGTAGGCACCACGGACGTCGGCACCTTCAGCGTCATGGTCAGCGTCTTGCTGCCGACTGTGGTGCTGCCGCTCTTGGTGGTGCACCGGATCGTCAGCGTGCCGCTGGTCGTGTTCGGGATGCTGGCCGCCAGGTCAGGCGTCGTCCAGGTGTAGGACGCGCCCACACCGGTGGCGATGCTCACGTAGGAGCCGCCCGCGAAGCTGTAGGCCAGGTCGTGGGTGAAGCTGCTACTCGCCCAGTTGGTGTAAATTGTCACCGCGCTGCCCATGAACACGCTGGCGGAACTGACGGTGGGAGTCGATGCTCTCGGGATCGTGGTCAGCGCCTTGGACGTGGACGCGGTGACCGTGCCGGCGCTGACGCCCGTGGCGTAGGACGCGGAGCAGGCCAGCGTCTTCGTGCCGTCGGATCCGTGCGCGATGTTCACCGTTTTCGTGAAAAGCGTCTTGCTGCCGGTGGCGGTCTGCTTTTCGTTAAAGGTAGAGCTGAAGTCGTACCGCGTGCCGTCGATAATCAGCCAGCCCTTGGGAGCCGGCGATGTGTAGTTATACGCCAGGGACGTCCAGGTGAGGACGGCCGATACGGTAACGTTAGAGTTATTGTTTACGATGCTCTGGCTGTTTTGCGTGATAGAAATCGATAAATTAACTGCCATTTAATCGCCCACCTTTACCAGAGATAAATTGCCATTTTCACGGGGCAGGAAGGCGAACTTGCCCACCCGCAGGGAATGGATGAAGTGACCGTCCAGGACGTACAGCTGCTTGTTGCTAAAGTAGGCCACCTCGGCGCCACCGTCCAGGAAGCTGATGCGGTCGTTCTCGATCCGCAGCGTCAGCTCATTGCCGCTCTCGCCCAGGATGATGTCTCCGTTCTCGAAGCGGATGTACTTGTGGATCTCGTCGAACTGCCCCCGGGCGTCGGCATCGTTCGCGTCCATGGTTTGCTTCAGGGAGTTGAACTCGAACTCGAAGCTCTCCTTGGTCTGTGTCATCGCTGTGCCGATGCTGCTCACCAGGGTGTCGTTGGTGGCGTAGGTCTCGGAGACCTCCTGCCGGATGGCGGTGGCCGACTGCTCGATCAGGGACGTCAGGGTCCGCTCAGAGGCTGCCACAGCCTGGCCGATGTTTAGGGTGTAGTCGGCCTTGATGTTGTGCGTCGTCCGCTCCAGCTCGTGCTTGGCCTCCCAGTCGCCGGCCACGTCGGCGCCGGTCAGGGTTGCCTTGTCCTTGCCCAGGAGCACGCGATCTTGAGAAGGATCCAGCAGGTTGTACGTCCGCTCCTGCAGCAGGAAGACGTCGTCCACACCGTGGGGCCTGCTCAGCACGTGGATGGTGTCGCCCACCTGGAAAGTGTCGATCGTCTTGTCCAGGATGTTCAGGTCCAGCGCAGTCAGCTCCAGGGAGGTGATCAGCATCTTGCTGGTCGCCAGGTACTGCTGCGCCTTGGCCAGTAGGTTCTCCGGTGTCGTCACGTCGTCCCAGTAGACGGCCTTGGCGATGACGCCGCGCAGGGCCACAGCCTCGTCGTCCTGGATGAAGTCCAGGTCGTCGTTGACGCTGCGGATGGTCAGCCGCTCACCGGTCTCCTCGTCCTTGGCGCCGTACGGGATGACGACGGTCGCCAGGTCGCTCGACTGACCGCGGGAGAAGTCCAGCAGGTTCTCGCCGAACTCGATCACCTGGCTGCTCCGGTACCCCAGGGTGTCGTACCAGTTGATCACCCGCTGGCCGTCGTTGTTCGTGGTGAAGACGATATACCCGCCGACACGCTTGACCAGCTTGTCGATGGTGTCCGCCACCTGCTCAGCGCTCTCACTCTCCAGGCGGATGTAGTTGTTCGGGTCCGTAGCCGTGACGGTGCCGACCCGGAACTGCTTGGCCTCCTCGACCTGGGCATTATACAGGCCGATGATGTGCTCGAAGATGGCAGCGGGGCCGTCCTGGTAGAGGTACGGCCGCATGACCGCGTCCCGCAGGAAGCAGCGCTCGCCCTCGCAGGTGATCGTCCGGCTCCGGTAAAAGTCGTCGGAAGGATAAAGGGCACGGCCGCGGAACAGCAGCCGTTCGTCCTGGTAGATGGTGACGATCGTCTTGTAGCTGGTGAAGCGGTTGTACGCCGGATGGCCGGGCGGCATGGTGATCTCCGCCGTGCCGCCCTTGTTCAGGGCCACCGTGGTCTTCAGGTCGATCAGCGCGTACTCTGCCAGCCGGCTATCGTATACGATCTGGTCGTCTGCATAGATCCGTAACATTTACAGCACTCCTTCCCGGAAGGTGATCCGGACCGTGCCGGCGCCGCTGTAGGTCAGCTTGTGCGTGCCCTGTCTCAGGCGGAAGTCCGGCAGCTTGTAGCTGCCTGCGCTCAGCGCCCAGGAGTAGGATCCGAAGACCAGGTTCACGGAGCCGCCGGTGATCTCCAGCAGCGGCACCACGGAAAGCCGGCCGGGGTTGACAAGGTCAGCTGTTTGTGCATTGGTTGCCGCCACCAGGTTGATCACGGTCTCGTCCAGGTTATAGCGCCACGGGTCGCAGACGGCCGTCACTGCCACGGAAGCGTGGGCCATGTCGTTGTATACCTTCTCGACGTGTACGACGCCGGACAGGTACTGCAGCGGCCGGTCGGGCAGGATGATCTGCATGGTCCAGCCGTCCAGCCAGTTGATCATGGTGTCGATCTCGGCCTCGCGGCTGAGTCGATCACCTTCGGAGCACTCCAGGGTCGCGGTCAGCGTCCGGGCCTCGTATACGGGCTCGCCGTCGGTCAGGACGGTGGACAGGTCCCAGTGGCCATGGCCGCCGGGCTTGTCGACCAGGTTCTCCTTCCGCTGGGGCGCGCTCAGCGCCCAGCTCGTCAGGGTCCAGCCCCGGGCGGCGGTGTTATAGCTGCCCAGGGCGATGCCTCTCTTTTCCACTTAGATCGCTCCTCTCGCTGCCAGCACGCGACGCTGGCCCAGTGTGGCGTCGTAGCCGTCGGCGGTCGCGCCGATCAGCTGCTTGCCGTCGATGGTGATGACCTGGCCACGCTCCAGGGCTGCCAGGATCCGGTCCAGCTTGTCAGCCATGCCCGTGGAGGACGCTGCAGCCGCCTGCGCGGCCATAGAATTGCGGCGAAGGTTCTGCTCCACGCTGAAGCCGTCCACACCCTGCGCGGCATCCAGGACGCCGCCGGTGACCCGGCTCATGGCCTTGATGGGCTGGTCCGCGTTGTCCGTCACGCCCTCAGCCAGGCCCTGGTCGAGCATCTCGCCGATCCAGGCCATCTCGGTCGAGGGGCTGTGCACACCGAAGAAGGATTTAATGCTTCCCAGGACGGAGGACGCGAAGCCGCTGATCTTAGACTTGAGCCAGGCCAGCTTATTGTTGACGCCGTTCCAGAGACCGGTCACCAGGTCGGCGCCGATGGACAGCACCTTGCTGGGCAGCTCCTTCAGGGTGGAGGTGACGCCGCTGACGACGTTCTTCATGCCGGTCTTGGCCTTGTTGACCATGTCCGTGCCCCACTGCTGCACGCGCTGGATGGCGCCAGAGATGGCGTTGTAGATTTTACTCGGTAGCTGCTTGAGGGAGTCCGCCACGCTGAGCGCGGTGGTCTTGATCTTGTCCCACAGCTTGATCCAGAAGTTTCGGAAGTCCTCGCAGTTGTTCCACAGGTACACGAAGGCCGTCACCAGGGCCGTCAGGGCCAGGATGACCAGGCCGATGGGATTGGCTGCCATAGCCGCGTTGAGCGCCTTCTGGGCGGCGGCTGCGGCGTACTGAGCCACGGTCATGCCCTTCTCTGCTGCGGTCGCTGCGATGGCGGCCACCTTGTAGGACACGAGGGCGGCCGCGATGCCAGCCACAGCTACGGCGACGGCCGGCAGGTTGTTCAGCAGGCCCTCGATGATGGGCACCAGCTTGCTCAACAGCTCCGCGCCCATCTCCTTGACCGTAGTCAGCAGGGGCTCGACTGCCGCGCCGACTTCTGCCAGGGATGCCGTCCATTTTTCGTTCGCCTCGTTGGCGGCGATGACGTCGGCGTTCGTCTCCTTGTAGGCTGCGGAGGCCTCGCCGTAGATCCCGTTCAGGGTCTGCATGATCAGGGTCTGTCGCTCCTGCTCGTTGCTGCACGCCGCCAGCTTTTCGTTGAAGGAGTCCGTGGAGATGCCCGCCCATTCGAGGGCATCGGCCAGCGGGCCCTGGACCTCTCCTAATTTGGCTGTATGGTTCCTTTATACCCTCGGTTTCCCGATATTTAGCCAGGGGAGTAGACTATACCATCGCCCACATGGGGCGCCCGTTGGTAGTCGTTGAGGGCTTTGCTAGGGACATTTATGTCCTTTGCACTATCCCTGCGGATTGCCCATTGTTTCATCCTCCGCGCTGTTACACTTCGGTGGCGGAGGCTTTAGGGGTTTCCCGCATATTCCGGGTTATTCGATACGGCTCGCGCCGTAAAGGGCCTATGTTGTTAAGCCGCTTCGGTGAGGCCCTCCAGCGGGAGGGATGCTCCGAAGGTAGCGAAGATACCGGGTAGGATGTCGCCGGTCCAGGTCGCCAGATCCTTCTCGTTGTCGGTCAGCAGGGCCAGGTGGTTAGCCGCTTCGACGGCCTGCCCAGAGTCGCCCAGGACGCCCTGCAGGTCGCTGTAGGCCTTTTTCGCGGTCTCAGCGCTGTGACCGTTGTCCGTGAAGGCCGTGTCCAGCTTGGCCATGTCTGCGCGGTACTCTCGAGTAGACTCAGCTGCTGCGGTCAGCGCGCCGGCGGCTGCCGTAACCATTCCGCCCAGCGTAGCCAGGCCGGTGTTGGCGATGTTGTTCAGGGTGTCACCCAGGCCCTCGCTGGCCTCCTCGGCTTCACTAGACTGCCGGCCCAGGTTCTCGACCTCGTCCGCGGTCTCCTTGACCGCGTTCTGATAGCTGGCCATCTTCCGCTCGGTCTCGATGACCTCACGCTGCAGCGCGCGGACCTGCTCCTCGGAGACTTCGCCGCGTTCAAACTGCTGCTGCACCTGCCTCTCGGCCTCTTTCAGCGTGTCCAGCTTCTTGGCTGTATTGGTCACGGCGTCGGCCAGGATCTTCTGCTTCTGCGCCAGCAGGTCTGCGTTGCCGGGGTCCATCTTTAGCAGCCGGTTGACCTGGCCCAGCTCGCTGGACAGGTCCTTCGATTTCTTATTGACGTCTTCCAGGGCCTTGCCCAGCTGCGTGGTGTCGCCGCCGATCTCTACGGTCAGGCCCTTAATTTTGTTAGTTGCCACTCGGGTGCTCCTCCTTCCTTCCGTACTTTGCCCGCAGCTTCGGCCGGTCGGGCTTGGTCTGTTCCATCCGCCAGGCGTTGTTCAGGTACTCCTGGCCCTCCTCGGTGCGGCTCAGCTTGTAGATGTAAGCGTCCCGCCTCCAGATCAGATACTGCAGGTAGTCCAGCTCGCGGACCTCCAGCAGCGTCAGGCCGGTGTACTCAGCGACCAGGTGCTGCCACCATGACGTGATGGTATATTGATGGCCTCCCGCACTACCTGCTTGTGGGTAGTACGGGAGCGTCAGTTTTTTGCGTTGGTAATCTCATTCAGGAAGTCAAGATAAACGCTATAGAAGACGACCAGCGCCTCCAGGTTCAGCTTGTACTTGTCGCGCAGGTCTTCGGCGGTCACCTGCAGCCCGCTGCGGTTGCAGCTGATCAACTTGGCGGCCAGACCGTACACGGCCTTGATGCTTTCGGTGTCGTTGGCGCCCAGGATCTTGGTCAGCTCAGGCGCCAGGGCCTGCAGCTCCTCGACCAGCTGCTCGCTGGGAGTACTGACGATGATCTCCGTCCGACGCTCGTCCCGCATGACCAGGGGCAGCGTGGGCGGCGTGATGATGTTAAAGTCCAGTGTTTTGGCCATTGGATCTTCCTCCTAAAAAGTAAAGGCAGCGGAAGCGCTCGGCCCCGCTGCCTAGCTTATGCGATTAGGTGCCCGCGGGGATCTCCTCGATCAGCTCGATCAGGGTGCCAGCGTCGTCGTGGGGCATTGCCTTGAACTCGGGCTCGATGACGGTGCCAGCGTCAGCTGCGAAGGTCAGAGTCGCGCCGGCAGTGTTGCGGCCCTTGATCAGGATCCACAGATTGCCGTCGACGTTGTCCTCATGCAGGAAGCAGATGGCATAGTAGCCGCCCTGGGCGTTGCCCTGGCCGCCGATCTTGGTGGTGCGCTTACCGGATGCTTCGGTGGTCTTGCAGCGGTCGATCAGCTTCTGCAGGGTCGCGCCGTTCCAGGTCAGCAGGCCACACTTCAGCAGGGCCTCCTCGTTGGTGGTGATGATCTTGGAAACGAAGCCCAGGTCGTCCTTCTCCTCGTAGGTCTCCTGGGTGTACTCCAGAGATGCGCCGCCCTTGATGTAGCCCAGCAGGTTCTCAGGCTTGCAGAGGGTGTCGACGGTGGGCATAGCGTCGGCGTAGGCCTGCAGGTAGATCTTACCGGAGCCCAGGGTGATGGTGTCCTTATCACGTTTTGCCATGGGTTAGGTCCTCCTTTTCTCGATGTAGGAAAATTCATAAATGACCTGGTACCGGCGGACGTTGTCCAGCCAGTAACGGGCCTGTTTTGTCCAGGGGATGCCCCTGGCGTTGAGCTCCGCCTCGACGGCGGCCTCAGCTGCGTCGTCCTGGGTGGGCTCGTAGAGCTCCACCGTGACGTCGTGGGTAAAAATGCGGTTGTAGCCGTCCGGGCCGTCTGCGGTCACGTCGTCGAAGTAGATCGCGTAGGTCTCATCGGGCGCCTTGGGCGCTCTGCTCGGCCAGGCAAGGAGTCCGGCGGCTTTTAAGATTGTTTTAACCATTTCTTATTGCCTCCTCTACGGCTCGCTCATACTCTGGCAGGACGGAGCTCACGGCGTTGGCCAGGAAGGGGTTGCCCCTTGCCCGTCCTCCGGTCGCGGTGGCGTGGCCATGAACGACCAGGTGGGTGATGCGGTGGTCGGGTGCCTTAACGTGCCAGACGTAACGCTTCCCGCCATGGCCGTCGTCGACGGCCTTCCAGGCGATGTTCTTCTTGAACGTGCCCGTCCGCTTCGGTGCGTTGGCCTTGGTCTTCTGGA